TGACGCTGGGTCTGCAGCACGACTTCATCCCCTGGTTTCTGTGGATGAGCATCATCAAGAGTCAGTTCTTCGCCTTTATCATCAGCAGCGTGCCAGCCTTCTTCGGCTACACGGTAGAGGGCGGTTCTGTCAACGTGGGTAAGGCATCTACCGATGCCGTTGTATCATCGAGTATGTTGATTCTCTTCTCTGATATTTTCCTAACGCAACTACTGTCATGATTGAAGTAAAAGACCTATACAAGAGTTTCGAAGACAAAGAGGTGCTCAAAGGCATCAACACCGTGTTCGAGGATGGTAAGACTAACCTGATCATCGGTCAGAGCGGCAGCGGAAAGACGGTGTTGATGAAGAATCTCGTAGGACTCTTCGAGCCTACCAGCGGACAGGTACTCTACGACGGGCGCGACTTTGTGCAGATGTCGAAGAAAGAAAAGGTGATGATGCGCCGCGAGATGGGCATGATTTTCCAGAGTGCCGCCCTCTTCGACTCGCTCTCGGTGCTGGAAAACGTAATGTTCCCCTTGGATATGTTCTCTTCGATGACCCTGCGTGAGCGCAAGGAAAGGGCTATGTATTGCCTGGACCGTGTAAACTTGGTTGGAGCAGAAGGGAAATACCCGGGCGAGATTTCCGGCGGTATGCAGAAGCGCGTCGCCATTGCCCGTGCCATTTCGCTGAACCCTAAATACCTGTTCTGCGACGAGCCCAACTCGGGTCTTGACCCTAAGACGTCACTCGTTATCGACGACCTGCTACATAGCATCACACAGGAATTCAACATGACCACCATCATCAATACCCACGACATGAACTCAGTGATGGGTATTGGCGAGAATATCATCTTTATCTACGAAGGTCACAAGGAGTGGCAGGGTGTCTCGTCAGAGATTATGAACAGCACCAACAAACGCCTCACCGACTTTATCTTTGCCAGCGACCTGCTGAAAGAGATGCGCGAGGCGGTCACTTCATCAGCCACTTCCCGTCACGCTCAACCATAGGCACCACGATTTCCTCGTATGTGCTGTCAGAATAGCTGACAGTCATAAACACCTGCATCAGCTGAGGCAGGGAGTCTTCCACCACGTGCGTCGGTAGAATACTTTCTATTCCTTGATGAGCCTCTTCCTGCTGACGCACAAACTGTTTGTACCCCACCAGCAACTGCTCACGAAAGCTATCCGGAATGCTATCCATGTGGATGCGTCCGTCGAGAAACGCCTCATAGTCGCCGTGCAACAAGGCCTCGTAATATTCCTGTGCCGTCTCCATAGCCTGCTGTTCCCTGGATTTCTCAGAGCAGCCCATCACGCCCATAAGACTTATAAGACCTATAAGACTTATGAGTCCTATCTTCCAGCCTTTCATCATTTCTGACGGATAAATACGTTGATAGGAGAACCCGTGAGCGTCCAGTGCTGGCGAATCTGGTTCTCCAGGAAACGGCGATAGGGTTCCTTGATATACTGCGGCAGGTTGGCATAGAACACGAAGGTAGGTATCTGCGTGTCGGGTACCTGCGAAACATACTTAATCTTGATATACTTACCCTTGATGCTGGGGGGCGGCGTGGCCTCGATGATAGGCAGCATCACCTCGTTGAGCTTCGTGGTGCCGATACGGGCCTTGCGATTCAGGTAGACATCCTTCGCTGTTTCCAGCACCTTGAAGATACGCTGTTTGGTCAATGCCGAGGCAAAGATGATGGGGAAGTCCACGAAGGGAGCCATACGCTTACGGATAGCCTGCTCGAAGGTATCAATGACAATCTGCGACTTCTCCTCTACCAAGTCCCATTTGTTCACAACCACTATCAACGACTTATTGTTCTTCTGAATCAGCTGGAAGATATTCATATCCTGTGCCTCGATACCACGGGTGGCATCAATCATCAGGATACACACGTCACTATTTTCGATAGCACGGATACTGCGCATCACGCTGTAGAACTCCAAGTCCTCACTCACCTTGTTCTTCCTGCGGATACCAGCGGTATCTACCAGATAGAAGTCGAAGCCGAACTTATCATAGCGGGTATAGATACTGTCGCGAGTGGTGCCTGCAATATCGGTCACAATGTTTCGCTCCTCACCAATGAAGGCATTGATAAGGCTCGACTTACCGGCATTCGGACGCCCCACCACAGCAAAGCGGGGAATACCTTCCTCCAAATCGTCTTTCTCCTTCTTAGGCAACAGCTCCAGAATTTTATCCAACAAATCACCTGTTCCGCTACCTGTTGCTGCACTGATGCAATACGGATCGCCCAGTCCCAGTTTATAGAACTCATACTGTCCGTAGGTATCCTTATTGTCATCGGCCTTATTGGCAACCAATAGCACAGGCAACTTGGTGCGACGCAGAATCTGAGCCACATCCATATCCCAGTCGGTCACGCCATTCTTAATGTCGCAAACAAAAAGAATCAGGTCGGCCTCTTCGGTCGCAATAATCACCTGTTTACGAATCTCTTCCTCAAAGATATCATCGCTATTCACTACCCAACCGCCTGTATCGACAACGGAGAACTCATGCCCCGTCCATTCGCACTTGCCGTACTGACGGTCGCGTGTCGTACCGGCCTCATCGCTCACGATAGCCTGACGACTGTTAGTCAGTCTATTAAATAAGGTGGACTTGCCCACGTTAGGCCGTCCTACAATCGCTACTAAGTTACCCATATATGCGTATCTTATTTATTTTCATTTAGTTACAAATTCCGTTAGATTTCTCCGACAATAAATCGGTTCGTGAGGGGTGCTTTACAGCCACTATCTCGCGCAGTTGGCTGGGGTCGTCAATGACCTTATCAATGACCTCTTCGCGGTAGTGCGGACACTCCAAAATGCCGTTTTCCTGGGCGAAGGTATAGACGCGGTGGAAAAGCGCCTTGCGGTCATGCTCAGTCTTTGGCATGACATCAGGCAGACAGGTCATCAGTCTGCACCCCCATCCATGCACGTCATCAGTCAGGCGGCACTTACCATCGTACCACCCGGCACAGCATTCTCTTACCTGTTCGTTCATAGCAGCCTCATTCCTGTTTGAAGGTCAATAATCAGACAGCGCTTTTCTTTTCAATAGCCCCGTCACCGAGGGCGAGGTGCAGTTTGGCACGCATCAGTTCAATCTCATGCTCACGCTTCAGGAGTTCGATTTCCTTCTGGTGCAGCATTTCCTCTTTCTCGGAAAGACGCTCGGCCTTGGCCATCAAGTCCTCCTGTAGCTTCAGCGCACGCTCCAGCACAACACTGGTGTCCTTGCTGACCGGATTGGTAATGAGATCAGCGGGCATGTCGGTGTTGAGCACTGGGCCGTCGCCAGTGTAGAGAAATTCCTTGCGAATCTGAGGGAAGGCAGCAATAATCATGTTCACCACACCAGGATTGAACTTCTTGGTGCGGCCACGCTGCAGGTCGTAGATACGCTGGTAGGCAATACCTGTCGCTGTGGAGAACGCCGGGGCGTTCATTTCCAATTTCTCGAGAACTTGTGCGATGATGACCTTGGCATCGACGTTGTTCTGAGCATACTCGCTTTCTTTCATACCTTATATATATAATAATGTGAATAACCGCTGGCCTCTGACCCTCACGGGCTTAGCGAGACCCCATAAATTTTTTTTGCAAAAAACATAAGAAAAATTTGTGGATTTGATAACTTTTTCTTATCTTTGCACCATCAAAATACAATTACAACTGCAAAGATACAACTTTTGCCGTTCCTATGCAAATTTGATACGTACCTAAAAATAACAAAATGACTATGAGCAATCATAAGTCTTAGGTCGCCCCCCTTGGGGAATTATGAACATTAAAAGCAAGAAGTATGGAAGTACAGAAGAAACCAATCATCGGGGAGCTCCGCAAGCTGAATGTTGGCGGTGTGGCTACTTTCCCCATTGAGCAGCGTAGTTCGGTCATTGCCAGTATCAGCAAACTGAAGAAGGAGCTGATGCGCCAGCACTGGGATGCTGTCAGGACTGACAGGCTGAGCGAGTACAAGGTAGATGTAACGCGCATCCACTGATGAAAAGTCTCAGCGACATGGAAACCTTGGTGGCAGAGCAATACTGCCACGGCCTGACAGACAAAGAGATTGCCGACCAACTGGATAAGCCGATTTGGACGGTGCGGACTCACAAGAAGCACATCTACAAGAAGCTCTCCATCGCTACCACGCATGAGCTGGTTCTATACATGATGTCCGTGTTTGTAGGCAAGGAATACAACGCCGCTGAGATCAGGAAACGTGGCCTCGCTGCCCTCCTGACGCTGCTCATGCTGTTCCACATAGCATTTGACTGCAAGAGGGAGTTTAGGCGTGGTCGCAGAGTAGAAATCGAAATCAGAGAGAAAGACCCCCATGGAGAATGTGAGTAGGATGGCCATCATGGCACAGAAGTACGAGTCCATCTTGGAGCGTACAAAGGATATGACCTTTTCCTGGGCCATGTCTGTAAAGCTCGTTGGCGGCAAGAAAAGGCTGGAGCGGTTGATGCAGGAGGATAAGGTTCGCTTTGACAAACCCTTTGGTTCCACAAACACCAGATGGCAGTTTGTGGCCAGTGACATTCTGAGCAATATCAAGCCCCTGCCGGCTCACCGTTAAAGTTTCTTAAAGATGGAAAATAGTTTCTCTGATGGCCCTGAAATTGGCAAAATGACAGCCAAAATGAGTAGAAAAACAAAGAATAGCGGAATCTTATCAAAGTTCCGATAAGTTTTATCATTTTAATTAGTTTTCATCATGAGTTTAATTAAGAAAAGCAATGAGATTGCTATCCAGCGAAACGTGAAGATGATGGTGTACGGTCAGGCTGGAGCCGGAAAGACCACCCTCGCTCTTTCTTCACCGAAACCCCTGTTGCTTGACTTCGACAACGGCGTCAAGCGTGTGAACAACGCCCACCTCACAGAAGTTGGCATCGTACAGATCAGCAACTGGCAGGAGGTGATGACTCTGCTCACGACCGAAGCTGCAGAACTGGCTCCGTTCGAGACGATTGTGGTAGATACCATCGGCAAGATGTTGGACTTCATCATCGCCTACCGCTGCGGTGGCCGTAACCCCCGTGTGCAGGATTGGGGTACTATCAACTCCGATTTCAAGTGGTTCGTGAACGCCCTTTCCGGCCTGAACAAGCACATTATCTTCGTCGCTCACCGTGACACCCGCAAGGAAGGTGACGATACAGTGTTTGTTCCTGCCCTGCGCGAGAAGTCCTACAACAGCATCGTTACTGAGCTTGACCTGCTGGGCTATCTCGAAATGAAGAACGAGAACGGCGTACAGAAGCGCTCCATCACATTTGACCCGACCAGCCGCAATGACGGTAAGAACACCTGTCAGCTGCCTGGCGTGATGTTCCTGAGCAACATTCTCGATAAGAACAGCCAGCCTACGGGCAACAATGATTTTATCGAGAAGCAGATTATCGCCAAGTATCAGGGCATGATAGCCATTAAGGAGAAGGCACAGGAGGAGTACAACCGTGTGCTGAACGAGATTAAAGATGCTGTGGAGCTGATGACCGACGCAAAGGGAGCCAACCATTTCCTTGAGCATATCGGTGACTACAAGGGCATGGGTAACTCTGTCATCCTCTATGCGCGTGATATCTTTGCCAAGAAGGTGAAGAGTCTGGGATTGACCTACAACAAGGAGACCAAACAGTACGAAGATGCAGCTTAGGTATAAGTTCTATCCGAGTCTGCTGGATGCGTTTCAGTCATACCTTGACAGCGAGACGATTTGGGAGAAATACTGGGGGTTCTCGGAGAATCCCCCACATTCTCCTGAAGAGTTCCGTCAGCAACAGTTCCAGTCGCTCATTGACAGGATAAACCGTGTGCCTTACGACAACGAAGCGGTTGCGAAGGGTACGGCCTTCAATGAGGTTATCGACTGCATGGTGCTGAACAGGCCCTCGACCAAAGTACAGGTCGAAAAGCTGGTTCTCGACGGTCAGGTTGTTGCGCTGAAAGCCACCTATGGGAGCCGTAGCTTCTGCTTCCCTCTGCCTCTGTGCAGGGAGGTGGCCAACTATTACCAAGGTGCGCTCACCCAGCAATTCGTCCAAGCAGTATTGCCGACGATTTTCGGTGATGTCCTGCTCTATGGCTTCATCGACTATGTACTACCGTTCCTGACCTGTGACCTGAAGACCACTGGCCGATACAACGTCGGCGACTTCAAGAATCACTGGCAGCATATCGTCTATCCGTATGCTCTGATAGAGAACGGCAGTAATGTCACTGATTTCGAGTATAACGTGGTGGAGTTGACCCCAAAAGACTACAACACCTATACCGAAAGCTATTCCTTCGTACCTGAGAGAGACGTGCCAAAGCTCACTCAGCACTGCGAGGACTTCATTAGATTCTTACAGGAGAATCGGGATTTGATAACCGATAAGAAGATTTTTAATTTAGCAGCATGAACGAGAACAATGTACCAGTTCCAGTAGAGGAACTGCAGGCCAGTCAATTAGAGCTGGTTGTAAGCGAGAAGACAATAGGTAGCCTGACCACCAATGCCAAGCAGATACGCGAGTTGGTGCAGAACACGCTACCGAAGTATGACATTGCCAACTATTCTACGGATGACGTGGCAAAGGCCAAGGCTGACAAGGCCCTGCTGAATAAGGCGGCAAAGACGCTCAATGACAAGCGCATCGCCTTTGAGAAGGAGTTTATGGCTCCCTTCGGCGAGTTCAAGGAAGTGGTGAACGAGACGGTGGGCCTCATTAAGGAGGCCGTCGGCAAGATTGATACGGTCATCAAGGCTGACGAGGAACGTTCAAAGAACGAGAAGCGTGAGGCGATCGAGAAGCTGGCTGACACCATCGGCGTGAAAGAGGCTGGCATCAGTCTTGACCGCATTTGGAGTGACAAGTGGCTGAACAAGTCCACCTCCATGAAGTCCATCGAGACCGAAATCAGGGCCAGACTGGAGACTATTGCCTCTGACCTTGAAACGCTGAAATCGTTTGCCGAGGACTACGATGTGCTGGTTGTCCGCTACAAGGAGAACCTGAATCTGCAAGAGACCGTCCGCTATGCCAATCAGTTGAAGGAACAGCGCGAGGCCAAAGCCAAGGAGGAGCAGGCAAATACCGCAGCTGCCCCCTCTGCACCTGAGACCAAGGAGGAAGAGGCACCTGTCACCCAGGAACAGCCCGCAAACTCCGGCTCCCATGGTATTGACTCAGCAGAACGTGACGCTGCCGATGCCTTTGCTGACATCTTAGGCCAGTCTGACGGTACGCCACAGGTAGAGTCACCATCTGCCGCCAGCACTCGTAGCTATAAGATTACGGCCACCAAGGAACAGTTTGCCGCTCTCGAGTCTTTCCTGACCTCACAGGGAGTCAGCTTCGCCGTCAACTAACACATTATTATATATAGAACATGGCAGACAGCAAATTAGTAGGCTCTATCAACCTGGCCCGGTTGGATAGCGTCGGTATCATGAGCATCAAGGGCAATTCAGGCGTGGTGAAGAAATGTGTGGTCATTCCCATTGACGAGAATGACATCTACATCAAGGTAGAGGAGAAAACCGATACCCAGACGGGTGAGGTACGTCTCTCCAAGCTCTATGCACTCGGCATCGAGATAATGGAGAAGCGGGAGCCTGACCAGTGGGGGAATGTCGCTTACTCCAAGCTGGCCACAAGTAAGGAATGGATAAACAACCACACTCCTGCTGAACTGGAGGCACGAAACAAGGTGTATCTCGGTAACTTCAAGAGTGTGGCCATCCCCAGCAGTAACCAGGCAGCGACCATTGAGGCACCACTTGCTGAACCAGAGCCACAGCAAGACGATGACCTGCCATTCTGATGTAAGGTATGGGAAGGGTGGTTACACTGGATAAGAGCGCTCTGCGAGGGGCGAGGCTCAGCCACTCCCTTGTTGAGACGATAGACGAATTGCCTTACGGCAAGTATCATATCGTCTTTGAGAAGGTGGGCTATGTGCGTAGCCTCTCGCAGAACAAACTCTTTTGGATGTGGATGACACAGCTGGAGTATTGGTCGGGCAGCACACGGAACGAGTGGCACGACTACTACTGCAAGAAGTTCCTGCCGCCCGGCACAGGCACCAGCCGACTGAGCACAGACGCCATGCGCCACTTTATGAATCAGATTCATGCCGATGCACTGACCGAGTGGAACGTCACCCTACCCTTGCCTGATGACAGCGAGTTATTCTTAGAATTTATCGAAGAGTTCAAGTTCAAATGAACATAGTAAAAATTAGTTATTCACTTAAAACAGTACGATTATGAGATCAAGAACAAGCGAATGGTTTGAAACCAAAATCCGTTACGAGAAGATGATGGAAGACGGCTTGCAGAAGATGCAGACCGAGAAGTACGTCGTTGATGCACTCAGCCACACAGAGGCCGAAGAGCGCATTACGCAGGAAATGTCCGCTTATATCAGCGGCGAGTTCGAGGTGAAGGGCATCGTGCCTGCCTCCTACAAGGAGATTTTCTTTGATGACAGTGGCGACCGCTGGTATAAGGCAAAGCTGGCCTTCATCACCTATGACGAGAACTCTGACAAGGAGAAGCGTACTATGGTCAACTACCTTGTTCAGGCCAGCAGCTTCACAGGTGCTGTTAAGAACATCGAGGAGGTGATGGGTACGACGATGACCGATTATGTCATCCTGTCTGTTGCCGAGACGAACCTCATGGACGTGTTCGAGTATAAGAAGAAGGCCGACGATGACACCATTGTGGACGGTAAGATGAAGGCAGCAGGTGAATGAGCGCGTTTTCCCTCAGACCGTATCAGCAAGAGGCGAGTGATGCGGCGGTGAAGTTCTTTCGCTCCAAGGCGAAGGGCAACGGTATAATTGTTGCGCCTACTGGTGCAGGCAAGAGTATCATCATCGCTGACATCGCCCGTCAGCTGGACGGGAACATCATCGTGCTTCAGCCCTCGAAGGAGCTACTGGAACAGAACTTCGGGAAACTGGCGAAGTACGGCATCGTGGCCTCTATCTACTCTGCATCCCTGAAACAGAAGAAGGTAGGGCGCATCACCTTTGCGACCATCGGCAGCGTGAACAATCACATGGAGCTGTTCGACGAGTTCGCGGCGGTGATAATAGACGAGTGTCACCTGGTCAACGCTGCAGAGGGAATGTATAAGAAGTTCATCGAGAAGATGCCGCGCAAGGTGCTGGGCCTCACTGCCACACCCTACCGCCTCTACACCTGCCAAGGCATAGAGTTCAAAGGGGAGTTCAAACCAAATGGCAGCTATAAGGAAGATCAGTATTTCGACGAGAACGGTTTCCCCATGCCCGGTGTGGAGCTAAAGAACAAGTGCATCCTGAAGTTCCTCACCCGTACCAAGCCGCGAATCTTCAGCTCGGTACTCTACAGCATTGGTATCGACGAGCTGCTGCAGCAGGGCTACCTCGCCAATGTCCGCTACTTCCCGATGAATGTCATTGACACCTCACGGGTGCGGATGAACAGCACGGGCAGGGACTATGACGAGCGCTCTCTCTATGCTGAGAATGAGCGGTGCGGCCTTACGGTGCAGCTGTCTCAGATAGTACGCCGTCTGCTGAACCCGAAGGACGGCAAGCCAAGGAAGGGCATACTGGTGTTCACCCGCTTCATCGAAGAGAGTGAGGCACTATGTCGCGCTGTACCTGAATGTCGTATGCTGACAGGTGAAACGCCCGCTGATGAACGCGATAGGCTCATTACAGGCTTTAAGGCTGGGGAAATTAAGGTGCTGACCAATGTAGGGGTGCTTACAACTGGCTTCGACTACCCGGAGCTTGACACTATCGTTATGGCAAGGCCCACCAACTCCCTTGCTCAGTATTACCAGATTGTCGGGCGCGAGATACGCCCATTCCCAGGAAAAGACGCATGGTTTGTAGACCTTGGGGGGAATGTCGGGCGTTTCGGCAAGGTGGAACACCTGAAGCTGTATGAGCCAAAGGCGGGTATGTACGCTATGTGGGGCTGGGTCAGCAACTCATGGAAGCAACTTACTAACACATATTTCTGATTATGGCAAGAGAATCGTTTAACAAGCGTCTGTTGGACGCAATCACAAAGGGGCTTGACAAGAAGAGTGTGCCGGCCCATGTAGCAGTAGGCGCTGGAATGACTGAGAGCGATATACAGCAGTCATGCCTTAAATGGTTCGCCGTGCAATATCCTGTGTTCGCTCAGGAGGGTATGCTGTTCCATATCCCCAATGAGGGCATACGCCTCGGCGGTATGGGTAAGAGGATGAAGCGTGAAGGGATAGTGAAAGGTGTTGCTGACCTCTGCCTCTGCATCCCAAGGGGTAGATACCATGCCCTGTATATCGAAATGAAGAAGCCTGGCAGCTATCAGCGGCCAGAGCAGAAGGAATGGCAAAAGAACTGCGAGAAGTACGGCAACCGCTACGTTGTCTGCAAGAGTCTCGATCAGTTCCGTGACGAAGTGAAGAATTACTTAGAAGGGAAATCTGTATGAGTGATGGTTGGCTAAAGATATACCGCAAATTGACCGAATGGGAGTGGTATAATCATTCCGAAATGGTTCATTTGTTCCTGCATCTGCTGATTAAGGCATCCCCCGCAGAAAAGACATGGCAGGGAAAGAAAATTTGTCGCGGTCAGTTGATTGTTGGCAGGCAGAAATTGAGTGCTGAAACTGGCATTTCTGAGCGTACAATAAGGACGTGTCTAACTCGTCTTGTAAACTCAGGTGAAATAACGATAGAAACGACCAACAAATATAGTGTCGTAACTATCTGTAGATATGACGATTACCAACAAGGCGAAAGTCAAAACGACCAGCAGAATGACCAACAAAACGACCAACCAACTGACCAGCTAAGTGACCAGCCAACTGACCACATCATAAGAAGAAAAGAAGATAAGAATATTTTATCCTTATCTCCTAACGTCGATAAGGATTCTTCTTCGCGTGCGCGGAAAACTAAAACGAAGAAAGAAGAAAACTCTGAACCATCCCATGAGCCAGGCGAAAAACGAAAGTTGAAGAATGGCGACGAAGTATCTAAATACACGCGGGGGCAGGAGATATTCATGGCCTACTTCCAAGAGCTTTACGGTGAGGCATACGGCTGGGAGGCAAAGGATATGGTGGCCATCAAGAAAATCTTTGGCAAGATAGAGTACAATCGTAAGACGCGAGACAAGCCGCTGCCTATAGACGATGACAGCCTTGTAGCTGCTTTTGGCCAGTTTATACGGAGCATCAACAAGTCGTGGATAATGAACAACTTTTCGCTCTCAAAGATAAACAGTCAGTACAACGAGATTATTTCTGAAATTAAGAATCGAAGAAATGGAACAAACAACACTACCAACCACCCGCAAGCGTCAGGATCAGTCGTTGTCGAGCGTCAGCGAGCAGCTTGCGTTGATGACATTGCAAAGGCAGACGAGCTCTACTTTATGCAGATGCGAGAACAAGGCGGTGGAAACCCTGCGCAGGAGCAACACTCCCTCCCAGATAACCAGTAAGTACCCGACTGATTTGCAGGCGGTCATCATGGGTGCCTGTCCTACGATAGACTGCTGTGCAAAGGTAGAGTCGCCAATGCTGGGCGTACTTGCTCAGGCTTACCCTGCTGTAACTGACAGAGCAGGCCGGAAAGTAGAGAGTGCCTGCATCATTTGGATGCGTGCTCAGTTTACGGAAGTCAGCGCCTTTGCCAATGTGAAGGAGAAGATGAATGACTGGCAGCTCGATAACCTCAGTATGCAGATACTCGCTGAGTTCCCGACGCTCACGATGATGGAGTTCATTCTGTTTTGCGCCCGCTTACGGTCAGGTATCTATGAGGAGTTTTACGGCAACGTTGACCCCATGCGCATTATGAAGTCTTTCCGCTCCTTTGTCAAGGACAGGCAGCAGGACTATTGGCGCAAATATGAGGAAGATCGAAAGGCCAAGGAAGAGCGCGAGGCAGAGGAGGCGAGAAAGAACAAAGTCACCTGGGAGGAATACTGCAAGATGAATGGTATTGAGGGCCGGCCCCATCCCTTTGACCGCATAGCGGAGGAGTTCAAAAAGCAGGAAGAGGAAAAGGCCAAGGCCAAAGTAAAGAAGGAGAATCCGAATGAGATACTTCGACAGGCGAAATGGCTGGTGACTGAGACCTTTGAATCTATACGCGAGACTTACAGCAAGATATTCGAGAAGAAGCACGGCTGCACACCACAGGAATACATCGATGCACATAATGATGTAAGTGGCTGATTTTCAGAGAAAAAATTTTCATTTTTCAAGAAAATAATTGACGTAAAACTTGCGCATTTGATTAAAACTTTGTACCTTTGTAGTGTAAATAAGATAAATCAATAAACTTCAAAACTTTAGACAAAATGGCTACAATTAAGCAACTTCAGAAGCAGTTTAATAAGATTTGGACTGGCTCAGATTATGACCCTTGGAAGCAACAGGTGGTTATCAACACTACAGACGGTGAGCTGCTTATCCAGCTTGACAGAGACGATCGCCAGTTTACCCTCATGTCTGGAATGCCTACGATGACCTTTGAGGATATTAAGGGAATAGAGGCTATCACAGAGAAAGTGAACCAGCTGATAAACGACGGCAGGGTGACTGAGATTTACCTTGACTACCAGTAAGAGAATTGCAAATAAGATAGACTTCAAAACTTAGAGATTATGAGCAAGATTAGTATTTTCGATTTCGATGACCGCAACAGAGCTTTCGTCAGCGAAGAGCAGTTTCGTGAGTACCTTCAGGCAACAGCCGAAGATGATGACTACGAGAGAGAGCGTGACGGCGTGGTGTACTTCTACAATGGTGGTGGCTGTCTGCTGGCAGAGTATCACAGGCAGGAGGGCTACGGTCAGACATTCTAAGCAATAACAAGGTAACGGGAGACTAACCACCTCCCACCCAAACAGTATAACTTTTATGGATTTATTCAAGAAATTATCAGAGAGCATGGTGGATGGCAGCACTCTTGCCATCACCGTTGCCAAGAGTGAGAACGGTATGGTTGTCAGCGTACTGCCCGGCAACAATTTGGTGAAGGATGCAGCGAAGAATAAGCTCGTTCCCATCTGTCTCAATGGCACCGCCGAGGAAATGGACGAAGGTTTCCTGGACGCTGTGCTTCAGCCCATCGCAAAGGCCAACGGCCTGCTGTCTAACATCAAGGCTTTCGAGGACGCACAGGAAGCTGCCAAGGCTGCATCTGAAATGGAGAAGAAGGCCAAGGACGAGCAGAAGAAGGCCATCGAGGAGTTCAACAGCTGGATGACCCTTGCTGAGCAGAACTTCAAGGAGGATAAGTATAAGGACGCTCTCACCTGTCTTGACGGCGCACACAAGTACGCTACTACGGTGGCTGGCTCTGCTGTGAAGGTTGACACCTTGCGCAAGAAGGTAAAGGAGGCCCTGGGCGAGGGTACGATGTTCGGTGCTGCCTCTGAGGATAAGAGCGACGGTAAGAACGTGAAGCCCGGAAAGGCTGCTGCCAAACCTGCTGCCCCTGCAAAGAAGGAGGAACCCGAAGAGGAGCCTACAGAAGAGAATGAGAACGAAGAAGAATAACCCTTAAAATCAGAAGAATTATGGCACTAATAGTAAAAGGCTACAAGCGCGTGTTTAAGCACAACGGTCAGAAGCTCTCTGACCCCGACCCATCCATGTCGCCCGAAGAGGTGATGAACTTCTACAGCAACCAGTACCCTGAGCTGACGACGAGCAACGTCCATGGGCCGAAGGTTGAGAATGACGAAGCTGTCTATGAGTTCAAGACAA